GTATTTGTCCAAAAGAGGCTCAATCTCTTTGGACAACATCTTACACGGCATACACCAGTTAGCTGTAAACTTCAAAACCGTATAACCCACAGCATCACCTCACATATCATCTTCCCACAAATCCTGAACAAGAGTGACAGTAGCACCAGAGCGTTTGACGATACCAAGTTGAGCCAGTTTAGCAATGAACTTGTTTGCAGTGTCTAAGTCTATGCCCATTTTGGTGATAAGACGATAGAGCTTCTTTAGCTCAAGAGTATAGTCGTGCTCAGAGTCCTTTTTGAGGATGTAGTAGACCTGCATGAGGTCAGCACCAAAACCGATTTGTTCCCTCCAGACCATCTGTTGCCTCAGGAGCTGCTTTAGTTCACTGCTGTCGATTGAGATATACACAGTTTCACTAGCACCGTATCGGGACAAAGTATAGCCAATAAGTAATCTATCAAGGTAGCTTCCTTCATATGGCTGGATTCCGTGTTTGATGTAGAACTTGAGAATATCATCATCAAATTCCACACGCTTGATTACCTTCATCATCTCACTGAACCTCGATATACGTTCTCGAATTCTGGTGAGGTTCTTGAAATCTGGTTTCTTGTTCTTTGACTCCCACCAGTGTTGCAATAACTCCTCACGTTCTTTGTCTGATGGTATGAACAAGAGAAACATAAATCGTCTACCAAGACCAGATGAGATGTCAATACGTGTTGGCTGAGTTCCAGCCCAGAGTGTGCACTGTGTGTTGTATTTGATATAATCATCTCCAACTCTCTTCTCAATGTGTCCACTATCCAACGCAGTGAGCAGCTGGTCTTCTAATCCCGAACCGTATGACTGTTTGAATGCTGCTGTGATGCCAGCAAACTCTTCACAACCTATGATGCCATGCTCATACTCCTTTGCTGCCCCATAGACTATCTTTGAATGAGTTTCCCCATACATCTTGAAGACATCTACTTTCCCCACAAAGCCTGCTTCTGTCATCTTCTTTTCAAACCCAAACGGAATCCCTGTGTCTCTGAGGATGCTATACTCATCCCTGAGAAACTGCTCTAGATAGAAACTCTTCATCCCTCCCGGTGGAGCTACGAACAGGATGTGTGCTCTCAACGACGGTATCCTCCCTGCTTCGTAGTAGATTCTTCTTTCTCTGTTGTATAAATTAAAAAGATGTGTAGCCATTGATGCTATGAAGTATGGTGCGTATGTCTCACATTTGTAAACACTTCTTGATTGGAGTTCGCTGATGATGTCGTCGTATATCATATGCATCACATTATGTAGTCCAACTTGTAGTCAGAAGTATCTATATCCATTTCTTTGCCTTTTGTGAATAACTCTCTCACATATTCTTTGATTTCTTCATAACCATAGTTTGCCACAGTCACTAGTACTCTAACTGTACCATACAAATCCTTGGCTGTTGTATAATACTCGTCGGCACTGAATATTCCAATCCAGTAGCCATATGTAAACAGTGCGTATTCCAGTTCTTCACTATCGGATCTATACGTCTCAAGCAGTATGTCTTTTACTTTCTTTGGATCATTTGGATACGTTGCCATAAGATATAGTATTCTTGCAGTTACTTCCACGCCAACATCCTCACTAACATCAAAAATATCAATATCTTGTGCCATTTCATCACCACGATTCACATATTATCTTCTTTCTTCCATTTACACTCAGAACACACAGGTTTACCATTGACATCATACCACTCGTGCTTCTCCACAACCATAGCAAGAATCGCTAAAGAACCACCTTTTTCGTACCTTTTCAACGGTACGTTTACCCAAGGAGATTCTTTACCACATCTTGAACACACAACACGTCCACGAGCCGTCAGTTAATCACCTTCTTTCTTAACACCACCAATTGCACTAGCCACAATCAGTATTGCCAACCCGACTATAAATCTCTCTTGTATTGTCCAGTCTTTATCAAACGCTATATCAATTCCGTATCCTACAACATATGCTGCAAATAGAAATATGCACAACAAAGCGATGGCGACACCTATAACTATATTGCCACAATTATTCAACATCTCACCCCCTTTAAAGCTTACCAAAAATAGCTTCCTTAATGTTATTTAACTTTTTCTTACCAATACCCTTAATGCCGAGAAAAGTCTTGTCGTCTGCATTTATGATGTTGTAAACAGAGCCACACTGCTTTGCCAGTTCTGTAACTTGCTTCTTTGATATACCCAGCAACCTTGCAAGTAGCAGTCTCCTATCACTAGTACGTGGTAACAGATGCTTCTCTTCGTCTATCTTGGAAACCAACCTGACAAGAACCTCTGCTGCATCCGAGTCATTTTCTATCCACAGAACCACGACGTTGTATCTACATGAAACCGATGCAATAGCTCCATGAAACATCTCAAGCAACCTATCAGGACGCTTACTCATCTTTGTAACCACGTCCTGTAGATCGTAGAATCTACCATGCAACAACAGAATTGGGACTTTCTCTTCATTCTCTGCTGTTAAAACAATGCCATTCATCTGTCTATCCAATCTGTTGTCCATAACAGAGTTTAGAAAATCAAAAACAGTCTTACGTTCTACTATAGCATTGTTAGTCTGTATGTCACCGAACTCAAGTGCTTTGATGTCAACTTTGTAACCTCTCTTTGTGAATGCTTTTGAGAACTGCTGTTTCCAGAACTCTGGTTCACGACTATCGATGATGGCTTTCATAATGACCTTGTCTTTATTCCCATACCAAAGTCAGATAGCTTTTTCTGTATGGTCTTTACTTTATTTCTCCACAAATACGGCTTTGGATACACTATTCTGTACGGTTCTACAATACAACCAAAGTCAAGAAGTGTAGCCTGCATCACAACACCTCCTCAAGACACAGGTCGAAATAAGAACAGTTAGGGCAGGTGTAGTCGTTGAGTTTCATTTTAAACTCGGTGTCGTTACGCAGTTGATTGAGCTTCTTTTTCACAGAGTTGACCATGCGTTTGGTTGGGGTAAATTCGATGTACAGCTCCTTTCGAGGGTTGAAGACACAGAGCAGGCTGACTTCTTTGTCCTGTTCCACAGAGGTAAAGAGCAGGTAATAGAAGTGCAGTTCTCTTCTGAGCATATCTAAGTTCACTCCAGCTCCAGTTTTGTATTCTACAATTCGATATGTGTCATTGTCGAAGATATCTATGCGGTCAATTGTGCCTTTTATTTTTAAGTCATCTGAGACATATTCTTGCTCTACAGCATATACTCTCGTGTTTGTTGAATACACTTCATCAAACACTACCAGTCGGGATAGCCATTCGTTGAGGAAATCATACTCGGTTTCTGGAACAACTCCGCTGGTTGCATACTGTGCTGCTGCTTCGTGGAACATTGTACCGAAATGTGCCATGTATGAGGTTTCTCTCTCAATCCTGTCAATCCAACGATACCTGAATCTACGTGGACAATACCAGTAGTCCATCAGCATTGACTTTCGGATGTATTCATCTTCGAGCATACACACACTCCTCTTGGGTTTGGACTACAAACTCCTCCAAAAAACTACACCACACAACATCTTCGTATAAGAGATGTGGTGGTATGTCTTCGTTTACATCATAGATTGGTGTTGCATATAGACATCCCTGACAATTCATGACAATGCTTTTACATTAAAAAATATAAAAGTTACTACTTGATTGGTGTAATATGTCTGATCTTATCGTTACCTTTGATCTTTTTGAAATACTCGATTTCTTCTTGCATACCTTCAGTTATCCTGTCTCCAAAAACCCAGAGTTCATCGCAGAATTTCATCAGCCTCTTGTTCATCTCCAGAGCTTTTCTCCTGTCTTCAGGGTTGCCGTCATCTATAAATTGAGGAAAGTATACATGAGGTGCTATTGGGATGTAACCCATGTCGACAACTTCTCTGCAATACCTTATTGCGTTTGCCATGTTCTCTTTGCGACCTTTAAATGGTGAACAAACATATACTATTTTCATTGTGTCACCACTACTTCAAAAAGTCAGTAATAGATGCAGATATATTACCTACTCTGTATTTTGCAATACGGAAATACTCTTCATCAATCTCAATTCCAATCACTTTGTATCCACAATTCAGTGCTGCTACAGCGGTAGTCCCTGTTCCCAAAAAAGGATCAAGAACCGTTCCATTTGGTGGTGTTACAAGCTTAATGAGATATTCCATGAGTTTAAGTGGTTTTACAGTTGGGTGAAACACCACGTCGTGTCCTTTGTGTTTATTGGCGTCTTTCTGTGGTATCACTTCATCACATGTTCTACAATATGCAAATCTCTCGTTTCTACCAGCTTTAGCACAGTAGAAGAAGCGGGAAGCGTTAGGGGCTTGTTCATCCAGCATCTTAGCCGCTTCCTCGTCGAGGATGACGTTGGCTGGAAATCTTCCTTGCGGATGCGGAGTATATCCTAAATCATCGTTGCCAAATCCACCTTGATATAGCCCACCACTATGATTGTCACTCGGAGGTCTTATACTCGGCATAGACTTCTCATCAACAGGAATGCGACACGCATCAACATTAAGTCCACCGACACTCCACTTAAGCACATTTCTTGCAACATTCTTTTCAGATAATGGTTTTCTCGCTAAAACAATAGGTTCACATGCTGGTTTAAGTGCTGTTCCCCATCCATGCCATTGCTTTGCTTCAGGAGTTGCTGGTGCTGTTAATACTGATACTTCATCAAATTTTTTCCCATATTTCCCATAAGTATTACCTGTATTATCCTCAGCTTTCCACGAATGAATATTCTGTTTTAAACCAATAACCACTCTCTCTTCTAACTTCCCAAACTCCTTATCTATTGCCTTTGAGACATCCATTGACTTAGGAAAACCTTCTCCATACAACCACTGAATCATATCTCTTATCTCAAACCCTGCATCTTCCAGACCAGCAACCATTCTGTGATATGTTCGTGGACTGCTAAACATCAATACATGTCCACCGGGCTTTAACACTCTAAATAGTTCTTTACCTATTCGGTAAAAGAATTCTTGCATAGTGTGCACATAAGGTGAATGAAAAGTCAGTTCGTTTTCTGATGGAATATATACATCTTCAGTGTATTCCCGTACTTCTTGTAGCATTTTGTGATACTTTTCCATCATTGTCCAATCTGTTTTACCGTGCCATCTGTTACCTCGCTTTAGTAATGACCATTCATTAAGAGCTTTACGCCAAATTATGTAATCTCTTGCCTTTTTACTTTGTAAGGGGTATGCGTCAAAAATAGTAGCCAATTTCAGACATTCTTTACGAGAGTTTACAACCCATTTATACTGGTCTTTAGAATTACCGTGTCCTTTCTCTTTAACGACTTTACCTAGCCCTGTTTTTTCTTGTATTTTATAAAGAATTCTACCATCGTCCGCTCTTAGTTTAATAAAAAATTCACATGAATAATATTCTCCACCTTTGGATTTATGTATTCTAAAACATCCTTCTCCATCAGTTAGTCCCACTAACCATAAACAGAATGCTGGATCGTATATACACTCAGGAGATTTCACATCCCATTTCTTCTTGACTTTATCCCATTCTTGACCCATAAATTCCAAAAAGTATGGCGGGTCAGTAACAACTGAATCAACAGAATTTTCTGGTAATTCCTTTAGAACTTCCAAAGCATCTCCAAGATACAACTTACACTTGTCCATTTCGCAACACCTTTGGTGTCAAAAATATAGAAATCACTTGATTGGTGTCTTAAGCTGTTCTTCAATGAACTTAACCACATCACTCCACGTAGGATTGGTGAATGTTGTATACACATCGAGAGACCTGAACTTAGTTATTGTGAACTTCCTTGTGTTCTTGTCAACGAGTGTTGACCGCATAATTATATCAAACCAGTATTCAGTGTTCTTCTGGACTTTTGGTATATGCTGGTTCGTGGGATTACCTTTCTCATCTCTGACTACGTCTTCCTTAGCTGTAGCAACTACGTGCCACTTAGATCTCAGTAGTTTGAGTATCATCTTGTAGTATCTGCGATTTGCTTTTCCCCACTCCGTTCTCATTAGCTGCCCAGTCTTTGTAAACACTTCTGCTGCATCCTCTTCGAGCCAAATTCCAAGCCACGTCCACACATCAGTTATGCTATCAATGACAATCGTCCCTTTAATGTCAGGGTTGTCATCTATATATGATATAACGCTCCTCAAAGCTTCCTCAAGCAACTCAAGGCTTCTGGATATATCTACGTCCTTGACAACTGGATCGAACTGTGCTACTTCGAGAATCCATAAATCATCCTGATTGTGCTTGTGCTTAATCGGTGCTATGCCAAACTCTGTGTCTATAACAAAGGTCGGTCTTGGTGCTGTCAATGAGAAGTGACTCTTACCTGTGTTGGTAGCTCCCCAAACGAGTATCTTGAGACCTTCTATTGGCTTAACCTCTTTGGCTGGTCTGAATATTTCCCCAACTGGTCTCGGTGGTGCTTCTACTTGCTCTACCTTCACGTTACCTTTCTTTACCATCTTCATTCGTCTCACCATTCAAAATCTTCAACTTCTTCTTCCAATAGAATTTCTGAGCATTCTTTGACAATTTCTAGTAGTTTGGTCTTTACATCTTCGCTATTTAGCTCATCTACGAGGCTAAATATCTGCCATAGGACAACTACATCATGAAACACTTCAGCTCTTTTAGTCCCTTCTGGTAAAATCTTATTGGCCAATATATCCTCAAATTCACGCCATTTCATTCATACCACCAGAATTTTTTAGTTCATCGTACTCCCTCAACACTCTCCCAATAAAATATCCTACCAACACATACTGGTCTTTAACAGGTATCACTTCTCTTATTCTGTGTCGTCCAGTGTATGAATCATTTACGGTGACAATAACATGTTTGTCTTTAACTTTGACCTTTAAATCCCACTCCTTTTCCAAAACAGACATATCCTTAACCTCTTCTAAGCGATACCTTCTACACTCTTTATAAAATTTAGTAGCACACTGTGGTCTGTAATATCCTCCTATCTTGCATCTCTTCTTGTAAAAATTTAAATGAGGACACTGTATCATGTTACTCGATGTTGGATAAGTCCATCAGAACTTCCTTGACCTCCTGCACTGTGTCGGGGTTGACAATGACTCCAAATGCGTTGATTGTTGGTTCTCCATCTCTGATGATTACACGTCCTGTAATC